TAATCTGCTATTTCGCTATACACAGGAATTTGAGTTGCCTCGATTAGCAACTCTCTCAACTTAGCGTATAACTCGTTACGTACATCTATCTTTTTCATTCAGTTATTTTTTTTAGACGTTGCTCAAGTTTTGGTAGGTTCTCAAAAAATGCTGGAAAAAGGTAAGGCTTGGCGGGTCTTTTATTCTCCCCATATTCAACCTTTTGGGCATATTCTACATTTGTGCCAACAAAAGCATTTAGTCTATCTCTCTGAAAAATGCTTGTTATGCTTGCCCGAAGCCTACCCGTTTTTACAGGTACATTTTCTTTAGCGCTCGTTTCAATCTCCAAAGCGGTTAACTCAATTTCGTCAGCCACGGCGTTGTAAGTTGCATTACTTTGCTCTTGCAACTTATCTAAAATAGCAGCTATATTACCTTGTGCTATCTTAACTCCGTGTTGTTTGCTCGCCATAGAATTGTAATCTATTTTTGAAATCGCTAACTGGTTGGTTGACTACTCTGTAAGAATTGAAACCAAATTGCACAATATCACCTCCCTGAATGTCACACCTTTGAGTTACAAATTTCAGTGTGACTGGGTAATCCAATCCGCCCCCTTGTTGCTCGTTCATTTTGGCACTTTGCTCAACGGCTGCAAAAACAATGAATTGCTTAACTGGTGTAAGAATCACAGCACCCACGCTATCTTGAGTTTTTGCAAATCGTGTCACTTTTACCCTGTGCCTCATTTCACCTACACCAACCATACAATATTTCTTAGAGAGTTAATAGCCTTGTAATCAGCGTGTTCTAGCACATCACGTTCAAACAATTTCAAAACAGCCTTGTTGATAAAGGCGTCAAGCAATGGGTCAGACACCTCTTTGCTAGTCAATTCCATTTCATATTTACCCTCGCCCGCAAGTCCTTTAAACTCAGCGTTTTGCCCTTGTGTGATTTCGTATGCCTCTGTAACCTCACCGTTGTATTTAACATAAATAACCTCGTCTAGTTCAATTCCTATCACCACGTCTGTGTCATCGGTCGTAATAAGCATCCGTTGAGGCGTTAAAATGCGGTTGGTGTACGATTCAGCAAGCCTAAACGCTGTTTTGATTTGTGCTTCAATAAGCGAATCCTCAGCGTCGCAGCCTTCTAATCTAAGGTATTGCTTTACGCTTTCGGTTCTGGGGCTTATTGGCAGTCGCTCTAGTGTCGTTTTCTTCAGCATCGTTTTGAGTTTCAGCAAGTTCGATTACTCCTAATTCAAGGTAAATTGTAGCAACCACATCAGGCAATTCGTGTATAGTTCCAGCCGTAAAATGGTTTTTATTCCTTAGAAATTTGTATTTTTTCATGTTAGAAAATTTAAGTAGTGGGCTACAAATTGCAGCCCACTATATTAATACTATGCTGGTGTTAAGGCAGTTATAGCAGCAGCCCAATCACCGTAAATGAATGCATCGGTGTCATTGGATTTCACGAAGAAGGCAGCTCTCATGCGACCTTTGATTGTTACAAGGTCTTTCAAGAAATCGTCTTCATTCTCGTAAGCGATATCTAGTTCCATGCCTTCACGAATGAAATAATTAATGAACGAAAGGTCAGCAACAATGAATTTGCCCTTAGTCATTAGAGGATTTTCGATAATACGAAGACCTTCAATGGTATTTGACAAACCTAATGCTAACATTTGGTTAACGTAATTGCCGTTTTCGTCTTTCGATGCACGCAAATTCAGCATATCGTCTGGGTGAATCATAAGTGCTGTGCCAAAACGCAATGCGTTACGAAGTTGCTTATTAGCGGTTAGCACAACATCGTAATTGGTTGGCTTGGCTATTTTTGTGCCATCGTTGTCGAAAGCAGTAGCATATTCGATTAGACCATCCCACTCTTCTGCGTTGGTGTCTTCATCACCACTCAACATTTTCTGGTCAGCTTTCAGTGCAATACGAGTTACCAACTTGTTTTGGATTTCGCTCAGAACGAATGATACATCGCTAAGCATTTCACGAGTTACCTTAATGTGCGCTCCCACCTTTTTGACTTTCGCATCTTTCACCCTGTACTTAACGCTCATGAGCGGGAATTTCTGTTGTTCAACTAAAAACGCTGGTGCGCCTTGCTCGTCAAATTCCTCAACATACTCAATTACGTTAGAGTTAACAGGGCTGGGCGATAACAAATCCGCAATTAACGGTACATTGTAAGGCTTCTTGCTTACACCGTCCATTCTCATCGCTTGTGGGATTTGTCCAGTAATGGCTGTGGCGTTGCTCATGTTGGCAGCGGCTTTCAGTTCCAAGGAAACTTTCGCCTTTGAATCTTTTTTCAACACGCTCAACACATCGGCGGTTAACTTCTCTTTCAACTCTTTTTCTAGAGTTACAGGTGAAGTGTCTTTTTGTGAAAGCTCTTCACGTAAACGAGCGATACTCTTTTCGTGTTCAACTTTCATGTTTTCTGCCTCCTCTTTTGAAATGAATTTCTCAGAGGCGGCTTTTTCTGTTACCATACCCTCACGGGCTTTTTCGGTAACGCCCTCAATTTTTTCGTTAAACATTGCTACAATAGTAGCATCTTTTTCTTGTACGTCCATTTTTTTTACGGTTTAAGGTTATTCAAAATTTTGTGCCAATCTGCGCCTTTTTCAACAATTAACGGCTCGGTTTTTTCTTGAGTGTCGGTTGACGGCTCGAAAAAATCAAGTGTTTGCATGAAAATTGACTTCAAATATTGCACTTGTACTGCGAAATTTTGGTATGTTTCGTCAGTGTAATTTGTTCGGTTATTCAACGCTTTGGTTAAAATATCGTAGCGTTCTATGTTTTTCTGAAGCCATACTTTCGCTTCTTCTTTGCTCTTTAGTACGGGTGTGCGCTCGTTTGCCCCCCATTTGTCGAGGCTTGAGCCTTCCCATAGCATCAACTCTTTAATGATATTGGTTTCGGTTGAGTGGTCTTTGTCCTCCTTAATTGTCTTAAAACCAATTGAATGTTCGGTAATTATACCATCATTGTACATTGCCAAAACATCGTTACCCAGCGTATGAGTGCCAATTTTCGAACTGAAAAACAGCCCGAAATCGTCTTCTTTCAGTTCCTGTAAAACTCCCACCGTGTCCCAATGGTTGTATAAATGTTTGATACGATTTTTGCCCTGAATACCATTTTCCATGATAGTTTTAGCAAAGGCACCTTTTTCGATTATATCGCCATCACTATCTTTGTAGCCAAAACTAGCAAAATAGCCCTGAACAATTCTTGCGCTTGTGTCAATGTCCTTAACCCTAAGGTCAAAACTCTTAATATTCATAACGTTAATTTTTTCGTTTATAGCCAACCGTACACCTACAGTTTATCACATTCCCAGCACTCCCTCTAATATCACCAGCCGCCTCCATGCTCTCTGTTCCGATTAATTGGTCGTTTTCGTACACATTTAGTTCAAAATCAGCATCTATGTCAACGGTTGTGCCGTCTATATCTTTATGCGAAATTCTGGTATCCCCTGTTTTGCTCGCTATCCAAATCTTATCTAACTGTAAACCAGTGCTTTTAGCCCCTGTTAAACTCCCTTTATTCGATGCACTTATTATCTCTGTACGTGCTATCCTTTGCGCTCTGTAGGTATTGGAAAAGCCGATGTTTTTTTCAATTAGCAAACCCAATTTATCAATACTCAAACCCTGTATTCCACCCATTTTGATAGCATTTCTAACAATTCGTTTGAACTCCTTTTCAGTTGTGTTTGTTATTAGCGTTATCCTATCAGCGCCGTATGTTTCGATATAATTCCCTACATTTTGTTGCCAAAAGTAGTTCAGTGCCTCGCTGTCGGATTTTAACCCTCCTGTAACTTTTGAAAACGTATCTTTCGCCACTTCAACTGCGACTGTTTTATGCAAATCTATGACATTTTTTTTAATTAGTACACTAGAAAAATGTTTTTCTGCAATTTGCACCATTTCGTTATTACTATTAGCACTTTTCAGCAACTTAACGGCATCTTTTACAGTGCCATCAAGTGCCAATTTCATTTGGCGCACACCCTGTAAAAGAAATTTGCGCCTTTTCGTTTCAATGTTCGAAAACCAATCGAAACTACTCATTATCGTTAATATTAAGCATCCCTAGCATTGAAGCTGGTACTAGATGCGGTTGCATCAACAATTCATTGGCTATTGGTTCATCGCTCGGTTCAAATCCTGTAGCCTCCCTCTTTTCATTTGTCGTTAACCAATCGGCTGTTTTTGCTCTGTTGAATAATGCTTCCAAATCGTCAGATAATTCTGTATAAGCGTTCAAATCGTAGTCAATTACTAGATTTTTGCCCAAATATTTGCCCCATTCGTCAACAAGTTCGTTTTGGAAAAATCCCTTTAATTTTTCTTTTAATGGCAAGGCAGCATCTACAATAAGAGATTTTCTGGCTTCTTTTACATTGGCAAATGTGCTGCTTTCGGCATCATTCATTAACTGCGCTGGCACACCATAGGCATTACAGAGTTGCTTAATGTTGTGAGTTCTGGCTGTGTTGATTGCTAGGTCGACAGGTGATATGCCGATTTGTGTCCATTGCACGGGGTTGGCTGCAAATATCAAATCTTTGTAACTACCCGAGCCTTTTGCCTTTTCCCACTTCTTTTTTAGTGCTAATGCTTGCTCCTCCGTCCACTCATTTTCGGCACTAGCACCACTCAGTACACCATAAGCGCCCATGTTTAAAAACGCCTTATACATCGCTTGCACCGCCTCATTATCTTGCATGATTATATCCCAGAACGGGCGCAAAGGAGGCATACCGTACAACTCGCCACCCACCACACTAAAATCGGGGTTGAAAGTTTTCAAATGTCCCACATCTTTAGCGGGCAACTCACTTTTAAAGCCGCTGCGCTGGTCTATTTCATACCCTCGAACTCGCTCAAACGCACGACCACCGCCCACAATTGTAGTTAAGTGCGCTGGCATGGAATACAGTTCTATAGGTGGGTTGTTTTTATCAGATTTACGAACACCTTTGTACAGATAAGCGTTGCCAGTCATTAAAAAATAAAGGCTAAGTTCCGTTTCAAAATCAACCCAATTTTGACCGTTATTTGGACGTTTCAGGATAGCGTTTAAGTATGGGTTTTCGATTTCTTCAAATGCTTGCTCTTTTAGTGTCAATGCCTTATCTATATTGGCGTGCTTTTGCTGCATGCCTCGATAGGCTTTCGCTTTAGCGGGGTTTTTCACCTCGAGAATTTGCCAGTTAACACCGATGTTTGGTGCAATAGCCTTATTAACAATACTATAAACAGTGCCGTTCCTTAGGTAGCCCACGTCCATGAGTTTTTTAACCCCATCGTATTTTGGTATTGAAGCACCGCCCCCCAAGAATGAATTCATAATATTTAGGAACTCATTAAAATCGGGCTGTTTGGCTTCTTTTCGGTGGAATAGTTGCTTGAATATGTTCATGTCGTTTTTTTGCAAATATAAAACATTTAGTATAACTATATTACAAAGTTACGGTTTTTTTGTGTCAAGTGAGTAAAAGCATATCTTATGCCGTCGATAGCGTGGTTGTAATCATCAATAACTAACTTGCTGCTTTTATCCAACCATACATAATTACATAGTTCTTTCTTTATGTTGGTGCTTTCGGGCGTAACGACTATTTGATAATCTAGCATCGCTAACAAACCAGCACTTACCGAGCCCTGACCTTTTTTAGCCTCTGTAATGTTGTTGCCTTTTTTTCTAAGTTCCGAAATCAAACGAGGCTCAGCACTATCGGCAACTATTAAATTACTACCAGCGTGGCTTTTGTTTAGCTCAAAAATTTGGTCGGTGGAAAGTTTGGGCAAATAAAAACACTCATGTAAATAGAGTTTTTTTAATTTGTGGTCAACCGCTATTTTGATAAAAGTTGTGGGGTCGTTGCTGAATCCGAAATCTTGACCGTAAATTGTTTGTAGTGTATCATCGAATTTACCCTCTATCCAATTATCGAAAACAACTCCGTCAGCTTTTTCCAGCCATGCACCCATGTAAGTATGCTGGTAAGTTTTGGGATTCCGCTGTTTAATTTGCTGAGCCTTATCCTTGAATGATTGGCTAATGTGTTGGGCGTTATCTAGGTAGGTAGTGTGAATATAGAGGCAATTGTCTTGCTTTTGCTCGACAAATCTATCATAAATCCAGTGTTGGCGTGTTGTTGGGTTTAGTACTAATATTACTCTATTTTGGTGTGTTTTAGAGCGTATACTATCGTCAATTTTATCAAATACACCCATGTCAACCAATTCTTCCGCTTCGTCTAATACCCAAGTAGTTACACCTTGAATAGATTTTAGGTTAGCGGTTTGGTTTCCCGAACTAGTACGAATCCCACGAAACAACAACTTACTACCATTATTGCAAATAATTTCAGTTTTTGTAACGGTAAATAATTGCTGGACGCCCATTAATTCTATCTTTTCAACAAACTCTGGTATAATAGAAATATGTGCGCTGGTTAGCGTAAACCTTGTAAACAAAATTACTTGACCTGCCTCTCTCAGCATTAGGTCAAGTAAAAATGCTGCAACTTGAAATGATTTACCACTACCCCGACCGCCTGTTATTAGGTGGTAGCGTTTATCCCTATTTTTCCAAAGGGGGATAAATGGCTTATTCAGTTTCAGGCTCGCTTGCATCCACAAAGTATAGATTAGGTATAATTGGCTGGTCTTTAGTGGTATGGTCAACGTATTGCTGTTGTAATTTTTTGCGCTCCTCATCAGTTGAGCAAAGTTTATACAATGCAAGTTGGGTGGTTGCATTGTCCCCGTCCATCCATTTTTTTCTAAGTGTTTTTTTTGTATTTACCTTATTTTTAGTAAGTAGACTTTTTATAGTGTTGTATTCGTTGCTGCCAACCGTGAAAAAACGATAAAAGGTTGTTTTGTCGCACGGTAAAAAAGAAATAACATCCTCAATAAAAATAAGTTCGTTATCAACGGCTGCGCTCTTGGCTTGTTCAAATATTTCGTTTTTATCGTAGTTCATAACAAAAAAAATGATTAATACCGCAATATTAATCATTTTTTGAGTGAAAAGCAAATAGGCTAGGTTATGATTTTTTTCGTGTTCGTTCAATCCAATCAATTAACTTCTCATTTTTCAGTAGCCTACCACAAAGCACTAGCCCTGTACCCATAAAATTTGGTAGCTCGTGTCTGCTTAGGTTACGGCTATCAT